GGGCCTTTAAAAACCTGACCGCCGCTCGGTGTTGTTGCCTTTCCTCCTGCGGAGTACTTGCGAGCGCCTTGCCCTGTTCCTTCCCTGTTAGGGCTCGGGAGAGGGCTTGGTAGTCTTGGGTTGTTGCCTGTCTGGTTGGTGCCATTATTATCGGATTGGCCGCTGGGACGCAAGATTTCTCCATTAACCATCGCGGTGATTTTGACCTCACGTTTGTTGTTCCAAATAATCGGCATCGCATCCAAGTTTGGAGCGTTGTCTATAATCTGTGCACGTTGTAGGACTTCACCGGTGGTCATGTTTAGGTCTTTGGCTACGCTGTCGAGGAGTAACTCCTGGTCAGCGGGATCTTGTGGCCAAGAAGCACTAATCTTGTACTCGTCCTCATGGGTGAGCCCCTTGACTTGACTGATGTCGACCAGCTCTACCACCCTATTGCACCAGTTGCTAAGGAGGGGAGTCAGCTTGTCAGTTGCCAGATAGCCAAGGGCCCTATTGAAGGCCGCCTGCTCGCGAGTGACGTTGGTGCTCGCGGTCAGGTGCAACTTCGGAAGGGTTCGCTTAACGCATTGGTGGGATGAGTGGGATGTAGTTGGTGCGGGGAAGACGCGCGACAAAAAGGTTACCCTCGAACCTGGGGGCACTTCTTCGAGCTTTACGGTCAGGCCCACCTCCCTAACTACCTCCTTAAATGCGTTGGAAAAACCGGGGACATCACGCGAGACTCCATCATCACCCGCGTAGATGCCCAACAGTTTGTAAGCTTCAGTCTCACTGCGGCCTATTTTCCTGTAGGCACAGTAGTTGATGAAGGCGTTGATCATCGTGTTGGCGTCGGTGGTTATTGGTGAACCAGAACGAGTGCCAACTCCAGCTGCATACCGGTAGCCGTTCCAACTTACGGCCCCGGGGCGGAATACTTCCTGATAGTGCTTGTCCAGCACAGCGGCCTCGCTTGGTGTTAGCCAGCGCATGTAGGCCGCTTTGGCCACTGTTTGTAGCCATTCAGAAATTGTTCCATCGAACCTTGAATAGTCCGTTTCAATGGTCGGTCCGGCGCAAAGCATCGCCAAACGCTTCGCTATACCGGTAGGTGTTTTACCGGGTCCGTACCAGGCCTGCTTCTTCAGGATGACATCTTTGAAGGCATAAGTGAATCGGGACATTCCTATAGTCAAATCGGTCGAGCAGGTGGTAATAATCCTGGGATCAGTGATAGAAGCGTAGGGCTCAGCTTTAATGAAGGTCTTGAGCTTATTCCTCACTCCTAATCCAAGTGCGTGTAACACGCTTGCGATCCTGGATTTTTGCGTAGGCCTAGTCTGGCGCTGAATAACCTCGTCGAGGTCGAGAGGCGTTCCTACTCCAAACTTGGGGACCAGCAGTTCCACAAACTCCCCCGCCCAGGTCTTATAGATGGGTGGGGGGACCACGGTATTGGTGGTC